TTGGGCTGAAAGGGTATGTTGATTTTGCCAATACTATACAAGCAGATGCTATTACAGGAGTAACCACAGCAATAAACACAGCCAACATCGGGCAGATAGGTTACACTGACAACAAAGTTACAACAGCTAATATCGGAATCAAAGGGTATACTGATTTCGCGAACACTGTACAAGACAGTGTTATCACATCAAGAGTTAATACAGCCAATATCGGGCAAATTGGTTATACAAACAACACGGTACTAACTGCCAATATCGGGCAAATTGGTTATACAGACAACAAAGTACTAACTGCCAATATAGGTCAAATTGGCTATACAGATAACAAGGTTACAACAGCCAATGTTGCAATGAAAGGATATGTTGATTCCGGTGATTCGAAAGTTACACTACAGCATTATCTGCCAACTGCTAACCTAGCAATCACAGCTAATGTACATACTACGCATGTATTGATTACTCCTACACCTGCTGTACCACCAGTTAGTTTTTGGGCTGATGTTAAACTACCTAATGCTAACGTTGACGGAACAGTAATTTCGATATCATCAAATGTAGCTGTTGAAACATTCCGAGTACTGTCACCATGGGTATCAGTAACAGCTCCAGAATCGAACATTGCTCTTGTCACTGACACCAAGGTTAGCTACGTTTATAGTTCCACAGTAAGCGAGTGGTTCAGAATATCGTAGAAATACTTGATTTTTTGTGTAAACTAGCGTATAATATAGTATATGCTTAACACCGTTCAAGACTTTGTAAAAACTATTCTTCCTACAAAAAAGAAGACAAGCCCCAGTGGATGGACAAGTTTTAATGCTGTCTGCTGTGAACACAATGGCGAAACACCCGATAGACGTGGCAGAGGCGGTATAGCAAATAACCAAGATGGGTCAGTATCATATCACTGTTTTAATTGTAACTTCAAAGCCAGTTATCAACCAGGTAGACACTTAACTTATAAATTCCGTAAACTGATGTCTTGGTTTGGTGCAGATCCAAATGAAGTACAAAGATTAGTCATTGAAGCTATACGTATAAGAGAACTAGTCAGTCCTGAGGAAGTTAAACTAGAAGAAGAACGAGTTGAATTTACAGTATTACCATTACCTAAAGACAGTGTGCGTTTTAAAGATTTGGAACAGGCTCATCCAGCACTTGAATATGTATATGATAGAAAAATAGATATACAAGAATATGATTTTTATGTCACTGAGGACCGAGCTAACAATATGCATAAACGTGTTATCGTTCCTTGCTATTGGCATAAAAAACTAATAGGATATATAGGACGTGCAGTAGACCCTGATGTAAAACCAAAGTACTGGAACAAGTTTGACACAGGATATGTGTTTAATGTTGATAGACAACTAGCAGACTGGAAGTTTGTTATTGTATGTGAAGGTCCATTTGATGCTATGAGTGTGGATGGCGTTGCTGTTATGAGTAATCAAATAAGTGAGCAACAAGCAGATATAATCGACAGTTTGGGCAGAGAAGTCATTGTTGTTGCGGATAGAGATCAAGCAGGTAGTAAACTGTTAAAAGATGCACAAGAATATGGATGGACAGCAAGTTTTCCGGTGTGGCAAGAAACCTGCAAAGATATTAATGAGGCTGTACAGCAGTATGGTAAATTGTTTGTATTAAAAAGTATAATAGATGCTAAAGAAACAAGTAAGCTCAAGATCGAACTTATGAGGAAGAAACTCTATGCCGATCGATAATTGTAATGCTCCATTATACAACATTAGAGGGCAGACAGTTAAAACTTGGGGACTCGATAACACTGGGTTGATAACATACTCCATAAATGCCCAGGGATTTCGAAATAAAAATAACTATTCTGATTGTCCTACATATGCTTTCTTTGGAAATAGTTCTATTTTTGGGATTGGAGTAAATGAAGACCAGATACTATCGAGTCAATTTAATAATTCACAAAATTTTGGGCTAGCTGGAGAATACCTAAATAAAGACAGTGTGACCAATCTAGAAAATTTCCTAAGTTCTCCATTATATAATAAGGAAGTTAAAATCGCATTTTTCTGGGTAGAAAGAGAAGGACAAGAAGATATTAGTAAGTTAATAACCTATGTCGATTCATTAGATAAGAATATTATTAACGTTTCTCAAACTAAAAAGAAATATCCAGGAGCAGTGCATTTAATGCCGTCTATAGATTCCGACGTTAGTAGAACACATCCAGGACCAAAGACACACAAAGTATGGGCAAAGACCTTGGACTTGCTATTTAATCGTGTGGATAATTTATGATTAACATAATACAAGAGCAAAGAAATTTTTCTAATCGAGTAGTAGATCGTTACGGTCAAGATCAATCTGGTACGGTGACTTATCGATTCAACGCTCAGGGATTTCGAAGTGAGGTGGATTTTAATTATACACCTGACTTAGTATTTTTTGGTGGTAGCACACCATTTGGCGTGGGCGTACTTATAGAACAAACTTTTCCGCATGTGGTGGCCAAAGAAAAAAATTTAAAGATTTGGAATTGCAGTTATGCCTGTGTTAAATATAATAATCAAGATTTTTTTGACACTATTTCTTTAGTGCATCAAGAAGTAAAAAATATTCCAATAGTAGTACAATGGGTCAGTGACAAATATGACCCTTTATGCACAGTTCCTGTTTATACATTTGTTGAGAAGACTAAGAAATTATATCCAGATAGTGTCCATATATTAATTGATAGTTTAGTAGAAAAAGACAAAATATTATCAGGGTATTTTGATTTGGTGAGTCCCCCTTTTATAGACAAGTCTGCCAGTACGACTCAAGCTGGGCCAAAAACTCATCAGCTATTATCTAAATTTTTAATAAAGAAACTAGTATGACAAAAAACATTTTACCGACACCTTTACCTAGTCAATATGAGTTGCGTGGAGAATCAATGACATGTTATGCGTCTGATAATAGAGGCGAAGTTAACTATTCATTCAATGAACTAGGGTATAGAAGCAATATTGAATATGTAATTGCTGATACGTATAAAAATAAAACATTTGCCTGGTTTGGGTCTAGCATCGTTAATGGACACAGCATTGAGTTAGAAGAAAGTTTTGCTCAAATTGTATCAAAAAAATTAGATGCAACTTGCTGGAATTTCAGCCAAGGATGTTATCGAGCAAGTAATGAAGTCATAGTAGAGCAAGTTGAAGAAGTCTTAAAGACCGATGCTCAGATAGACACATTTTTTATACAATTTATAGATCTCCATAGACGTGCTACGGGTATAGATACATACTATGAGTTTGATTTTGAAGATAATTTAAAAAACTTTAAAAAAACATTTAGTAAATTACAATCGTTATTAGCTAACAAAAAATGGTATTGGCTTCTTTGGGATCGGCATGTGCATAACATACAGGACAGTATAGTTAATGACCCAAATAAAATTTTTATTAATTTTCCTAATCAAGATCAGACAGGTATAACTGGACATTTTGGTAAAAAGACACACGCAACGGTAGCAAAAGTTATTTTACACAAAATAAAACAAATAAATGAGCAACATCAATCATTGACACCATAAAGGAAAAGTTGTATAATTAAGTATACATGACAAAAGAATACACACCAGAACTACAGAAACTATTTTTAGAAATGATGATGCAGGATGCACAGAGTTTTGTGCGTGTGCAGAACATCTATAATCCAGAAAATTTTGATAGAAACTATAGAGAAGCGGCTAAGTTTTTATTAGAGCATGCAGATAAACATAAAACATTGCCAACAGCAGAACAGGTACTAGCAGTAACTAAGGTAGAGCTGAACCCTATCAAAGATCTAACTGAAGACCACTATGACTGGTTTATGGTTGAGTTCGAAGGCTTCACCAGACAGAAAGAACTAGAACGTGCTATTCTTAAGTCAGCAGACTTACTTGAGAAAGGCGAGTATGATCCAGTAGAAAAATTAATTAAAGATGCTGTGCAAATTAGTTTGACCAAAGACATGGGTACAGACTATTTTGAAGATCCAAGAGCAAGACTGTTAGCAATTAAAGATAACAACGGACAGTTAAGTACAGGATGGCCAACATTAGATAAAAGATTGTTTGGTGGTATGAACAGAGGAGAACTAAACATCTTTGCAGGTGGCTCTGGCAGTGGCAAGAGTTTGTTTATGCAGAACATAGCAATTAATTGGATACAACAAGGACTCAATGGAGTATTCTTAACATTGGAATTGAGCGAAGGCTTGTGTGCTATGCGTATGGATTCAATGGTTGCTAATGTTTCAACAAAAGAAGTGTTTAAAGATATGGACACAGTTGAAATGAAAGTTAAGATGGTTGGCAAGAAGTCAGGTAAGTTACGTATCAAGTATATGCCAGCACAATCAAATGTAAATCAAATTAGAAGTTATCTCAAAGAATTACAGGTACAGACAGGAATGAAAGTCGACTTTATCATGGTTGACTATTTAGATTTAGTTATGCCTGTGAGTGCTAAAGTATCACCAAATGACTTGTTTGTTAAAGACAAGTATGTGTCAGAAGAACTACGTAACTTGGCAAGAGAATTTAACATATTAATGATTACAGCATCGCAGTTGAATCGTGGAGCAGTAGAAGAAATTGAATTTGACCATAGTCA